TCTGTCGTGCTTCCCCAAGCAAAACAAGAATGTGTTGAGCTTAATTTCCACATTTTACTCTCCTATTTCTGTCCAACATTGGACGGTTTTAGTTTCCATAATATCCCATAATAAATAGTCCAGCTATACCAGCACAAAACATGGCCCAGCCTACCAGTATTAAAATTTGTTCATCATTCATAACATTAATCCATTTCAATTCTGTCCAACATTGGACGGTTTTAATTTAGGTGATAGGACAGAATATGTTAATCGCACATCCCCCCGACAATGCCAAGTTCACAAAGATGCATTTCGCACATCCTGCCCTAATATTTACGTATCAGTTTATTTTATTGCCGTCAAGTCCCCTTTATTATGCAACTCCATGTATCCTTCGCCATGCTACCCATGTAGCGGCTTGCATTTGAAAGGCAGTCATATTGTATTTTTTACCTGCCTTGCTGTACGCTTTCTGTAAATCCGCACGTAATTTTTTGCCTATGTTAGGCACTTCCTGCATGGTACGTCTATCATTGTTAGCTATACACCATGCATGACCATCTATAACGCATACATCACGCCCCATAATACAGTAAAAGAAGTCCGTGATTTTAGGGCCACGTAATATAAAGGCTACATCATCATCATTATGCGGCATAGACTGTAGTATTGACCATGCTTTATCCCTCATTGTCTTATACGTACATGGCTTGCAGTCCTCTACATAGCCACCATCCGTAAAGATACGACACATATTGTCACCATCTTTTATATTTTGTTCCCATTTATTAGTCGGAGATAGTGCCGAAACGACACCCGTTACAATATGTAATGGTAGTTCATACCTATCCGCAATGTTTTGACATTCTTTCTTTGCGTCATTGTACCATGTTATGCCATGATGCAATTCTGCAATGTCACATTGCTTGTATATTTTTGATATGTTTACGTAGTATGACATTTTATATTACCTTTGCTTTTCTAGATAGTGTCATTGTTAATATTGCTTTTCTTTTAAATGGCACAAAAAGACAAACATGTAAATACTGTTTTTGTTCTTCTCTTACTTTACACGTGCTGTATAACAATTTAAATCTGTCATTTGTCCAATTGCCTCTAAAACTACAGAATTTAATTTTCATCGTTTTGCTTCCTATTATTTCTGTCCAATATTGGACGGTTTCAAGTTGGTAGTAATTGCATATAGTAAAACGCCCAACATGTAAATGCAGGGCGTTCCAGATATGTAATTGATATTAGGACGCTAGCTTATTAACTGCAATATTTTCTTTGGCTGCAACTTTTTTGGTCAATGCCGTGATATAATCCACTAGTTTAAAACCGTTCGCATCTAATAGGTCCAGCGTATTTTCTGCCATAATATCAAGGGTAACCGTTGGGACCATATCGACACCACCTATTACACTGTCTTCTGCTTCTGGTTCTGCACCATCTTGGTCGCTATCAGTGTCACTTGCGTTAAGCTCTTTTTCTTCTGCGGCAATCTGCTTTTGGATTTCAAGGTGCTTATTATAGACTGCATCAATAGAACTAAAACCCTTGGTAGCGTTGCTAATAATATCAAGTGCAGTGGCTTTATTTTGTACAAACCACAATGCAGCACTTCGACGCCCCTTGTGTATATCGTACAGATTATTAGTAGTTAGAACTTGCCGTGAAATAGTATTAGGTCGTTTTAAAGTGCTTTCACTAACAAGAGTATTTAACAAAGTGCCTAATCTGGTATCAAAACCTGTTTCACTAATATCTTCTGCAAATTCTTTTTGAGCTTTTTTGTCTTTAGCTTTCCACATTTTTAAAAGTGCCTTGCCCTCGGCAGCACGTTTAGCAAGTGTTTCAATTTCATTTGATACGGTTTGGTTAGTTGATTTAGCCATTGTTTTGATCCTTCCTAGATCGTTGGGTTATGCGAGAACAAAGCTATCGCATGTTTTCTTTTAAACACTTTTTCGAGATACACAAGCAAATAATGAAAATAGAACAAAATTAATTCTGTCCAATATTGGACGGTTTTAAAAAGGCCAGTGTATAACGTGCAATGAATTGTAAGGGATAGGGTATTTTGTGCATCAGCACTGGGTATAGCCTACACCGACAAAAAAACGGGCCATTATATAGTACATACTGCTGGCAACTGATTAGATAACAGTTTCCCTTTCTCATATGCCCTATAAAAATAGGGCTAAGACTGCAAACGGGTGGATATGCCTACACAAAAGAAATCCACCAACGCAAAAATCGTCGATCCATCACGCCCACGGGCGCAATAATAATAGTGGCGAGGGCCACCCCACCCCTCTACGTATATATATACACAGAAGCACACAGATCAGTAAAAACAGACTGTTAACCACTTTACATATATGCATAAACGTGATCACACAGGGTATATAACGTGATCACAAACGGTTTGGCAAATGTGTACAGTGAATACTGGTAACTTTATGTTACAGTATAGTAACATTTAGTGTAACAATTGAAATTAACACTTGACATAGGGTATTATGTGTGTAAAACTATGTATATAGTATATAGCAATAACCATATAAGTGTTACATGTACAGTGATACACTAACATATATTAATACTTATCTATAATTATACTTAAATATCCTTAACATATAAGTAAAACACGTACAGTGATACATGTATATGGAGTAATCCGTAGGTAAATATTGCCGTTAGGCAAGAATTTGTACAAATAAGTATTGACAATGGCAAAGAAATCAGTAAAACTATACACAGACAATGTTCTTGAAGAGTTCTATAAGCATTTAATAGACAATAATCTAAAGAACTTACATATTCCCCATAGTGATGTCTTCTATGTAAAGGCTGCAGTGGATGCCCACTACGGTAAATCATTTACTTTAAAGCATGTAGAGTGGGCTATGCGTAAAGAAGGGTGGACAGATTGAGTATTACGTACCGTGGAGAAACGTTTAGTGGATATAACAAACCCAAACGTACTCCCAAGCATCCTACAAAGTCTCACGTAGTTCTTGCCAAAGAGGGCAGTACAATAAAAATGATACGCTTTGGTGAACAAGGTGCAAGTACTGCAGGTAAACCTAAAGCAGGTGAATCAGATAAAATGAAAAAGAAACGTGCAAGTTTTAAAGCTCGTCATCGTAAGAATATTAAGCGTGGTAAGTTAAGTGCAGCTTATTGGGCAGATAAAGTTAAATGGTAAAAGGATAAACCAATGGCATTACCACTAATTCCAGTAGCAGTTGCAGCCGTAGCTCGATTTATTGTAAAAAAAGGTGTTACTGCAGCAGTCAAAAAGTATGGCAAAAAAGCTGTAACGGAAGCAAAGAAACACGTTAAAGATTTAACTACTCCTGTAAGGGAGGGTGTAAAACAAACTAAACCCGGTGTTAGGGGTATGCAAAATGCTCGTCAACTAGCACGACAGGCTACAACTATAGGTGCAGTTGGGGGTGGTACTGCCGTTGCAATGGCACTTAAAGATAAACAAAATAAATTAAAAGAAAAATTAGCAAGGGCTAAGGTGGCTGAAAAAAAAGCTAAGACAGAAGAAGCAAGAGCAAAAGCAAGGGCAGATAAAGAAATTATTAATGCCGCTTTAGCAAAGGCTATGTTAGAAGATAAAGAGTCTTCTGCACCAGAAACATCCAAACGTCCTGTAACTAGAAAAGAAGAAAAGGTCACACGCCCTAAGACAAGACCAAAAGATATGATGTACGGTGGAATGACTACATCTAAACCACGTACAGGAAATACAGACTATCGTATGGGTGGTATGTTTATGAAAAATGGTAAGAAGTAATGAAACGTACATCAATTAAAAGTGATCTTAAAAATATGACTGAATCACAATTCCGTACAGCATATAAAAAAACTAAAGCACAAATGCGTAGACAGCAAGCCGCTGCTGCAAAAAAAACAACATAAGGAAATAACATACAATGAAAACATTAGCTATTGCACTTGGCCTTGCAGGTCTTGTAACTACTGCATCTACGGCTGCAGACTTTTATGTAATGGGTCAGACAGTATCCGTTGGCGCACAGTCAGACAGTAATTACACAACAGGCGTAGAAACATGGGCATGGGATCTGACTCCCTATGCAGGTGTAAACGTAATGGGTGTAAGCCTACTTGCAGAAACAAAGATTGATCTATTGAAGTTAGACGAAGATAATATCTTTACTGGTGTAGATCTTACGTTTGGATATGCAGTACCTAAAGTAAATGTAAATCTATACACAGAAGTATCATCAGACAAAGACTTTACGTTTGGTGATATTACAATGGGTGCAAAGATTAAATTTTAAGGAACTAAGATGCCCGATCTAAGTAAGTCTAAGTTTCATACAAAAGGATATACTATTGCCTCTACGTCTGCCTCTGCAGATGCTACAGTTGTATATACATGCCCTGCTAACTTTAGTGCCATTACAAGGTACTTGCATATAAGTAATAATAATAATGCTACTAAAAAAGTATACGTGCAGTTTTATCATGCAGGAGATACTGCATATCACTACATAGTTAATGCCCTTAGTTTGGCAGGAAACTCTGTAACTAACTTAGTTAATGGGGGTTACTTTAACTTACACTCAGGAGATAAGATTGTAGTATACGGAGAAACTGCAAATACAATGGAAGTACTCGTATCTTTAGAAGAGTACTATGACCCTAATCGTACATAAACAAAAAGGAGTACACAATGGCTAAGATGCCTATGGTTAAAAAGAACGGTAAGAAAGTCCCTGCATTTGCCGCTGACGGTGTTGGCAAAATGATGAAGGGTGGTATGCCTAAGAAAAAGAAACCTGCAGCAAAGATGATGTACGGTGGCATGGCTAAAAAGAAAACAGCCGCTAAGAAAAAATAATGCATAACGGGATTGCAATCTTGTATGTAGTACTTTAACATAAAGCATGGTATAACTGTCCTTGGTAATATAAAAGGAGTTATACCATGTTTAAAAGATTTATTAAAAGACTACAAGAAAATCAACAGCGCAGAGTAGACTACTGGTTGTTGCAAAATATGACAGACAGAGAACTACAGGACATAGGAGTATCACGTTTTGAAATCCAAAAAAGGTTCTACGGTTAATGCGGCTGGTAATTATACTAAGCCTACTATGCGTAAGCGTCTTGTGGCATCCGTTAAGGCTAGTGGCAAAGGTGGACGCCCCGGACAGTGGAGCGCACGTAAAGCTCAAATGGTTGCAAAACAATACAAAGCTAAAGGTGGAGGGTATAAATAATGAAGGTAAACGCACCTAAAGGCTATCATTGGATGAAACAAAAAGATGGTAGTATGAAAGTAATGAAACACACAGGTAAGTTTGTCCCTCACAAAGGGGCAAGTCTTACTGCTAATTTTGCTGTGCAAAAGAAACACAATGGCAAAAAGTAAAAGTCAACAGAGTCTCAGTAAGTGGACAAAACAAGATTGGAGAACTAAGAGTGGGAAACCTTCGACTCAAGGTGCTGGTGCTACTGGCGAAAGGTATTTACCTGCTAGGGCTATCAAAGCTATGGATGCAAAAACTTATGCAGCGTCTAGCGCAAAGAAAAGAAAAGATACGGCTGCTGGTAAACAGTTTTCAAAACAGCCTAAGAGGGCCGCTGCTACGTCTAAAAAATTTAGGAAGACGTGATGACTACTTTTGAAGAAGCCGATAAAGACAACAATGGTTCTATAGAAAAACCTGAATGGGATGCATTACTCTTAGATGACAAGCGGAGACAGATAGAAGATGAAGATGCCCACAGAGATCAAACTAGAAAAATGGCTTGGTTCGCTCTTTGGGGTATGTTACTCTACCCTTTTGCTGTGGTTGTTACAAGTGCGCTTGGGCTTGATAATGCTTCTTCAATCATCGGCAGCATGGCTAGTATTTATTTCGTATCTGTTGCTGGTGTGGTATCTGTATTCATGGGTGTAACAAACTTAGCAAAAAAGGCACAACTTAAATGATACTAGGACAAATCTTTGGTGCAGTAGGTGGACTTGCTACAACTTACCTAGATGGTAAGGTAGCGGTACAGAAAGCTAATGCAGAGATAAAAGTTAAACAAGCTACTGGTGAAATTGATTGGGACATAGAGGCAATCAAGGCTACACAGAATAGCTGGAAAGATGAGTGGATAACTCTACTTTTTTCTATTCCATTAATTTTAGCATTTTGTGGTGATTGGGGAAATGAGATTGTACAACGTGGGTTCCTAGCACTAGAGGTTATGCCAGCATGGTATCAGTACTCATTAGGTGGAATTGTAAGTGCCAGCATAGGAATAAGGTCAGTATCTAAGTTCTTTGGTAAAAAGTAATGTGGGTATTAGTTTGGCTGCAACTTACTTCTGGTATGCCACTTGATTATTTTCAACTAGGCGTGTATAATACTAGAAAGAACTGTGAGTTACAAAAAGAAAAAGCACAAGTTATGATTATCCATAATGGTATATCTGTGCAATGTATAGGAATAGACAATGGCGAAAATAAATGAAAGCTCTGAGTTTACTATACCATTAAAAAACTTATTAGCTTTAATAGCAGCTACTGCTGTATCTGTTTGGGCTTACTTTGGTATTATGGAACGTCTTGCATTTATAGAAAATGATATATCTATGATGCAGATAGAAGTAGAAGAAAACGATAACTGGATAGATGAGTTTGTACCACCTCCTGCCGTAATGGACAGTGTGGAAAGAGTAAGACAATTAGAAATAAAAATAAAAGAACTGGAACTTAAAATGCAGTTTCTTGTAGCTTCAAGAAGAGGATAATAGATGAGTTTTAAATTAAGTACACGAAGCCTTGATAAACTAGAAGGTGTAGACAGTGATTTAGTTGCAGTTGTAAAACGTGCAATTAAATTAACTAAAGTAGACTTTGGTGTAATCTATGGTATGCGTACAGAAGAAGAACAAAAGAAACTTGTAGCGGCAGGTAAATCACAGACTATGAAATCCAATCACCTTATTGGTAAGGCAGTAGACCTTATGGCATACGTAGATGGTAAAGGTGTATGGGAACTAAACGTATATGACGATCTGTGTGACGCAATGAAAGCGGCAGCGGAAGAGCTAGGCACATCCGTTAAATGGGGTGCAGCATGGTCAGAGGGTGACATACGTACATACCCCGGAACTGCAGAAGATGCAATGATGAAGTACATTGATCTTAGACGTAGCCAAGGACGTAGACCCTTTATTGACGGTCCACATTTTGAGTTAATGTAAAAGGAAGTAATATGGCACGTGAGTTAACGGAACGGCAACAAAAGTTTTTAGCGGTCCTTATGGACGAGGCAGGTGGTGACATTACTACCGCTAAGAAGATAGCTGGATACTCACCCAATACTACAAACACAGAGATTACTAACAGTCTTAAAGAAGAAATACTTGATGTAACTCACAGCTATCTGGCACGTAATGTACCTAAAGCTGCAATGGCTATGGTAAGTGCATTGTATGATCCTACTGAGTTAGGCATACGTGATAAAATGGCTGCAGCAAAAGAACTCCTAGATCGTACAGGTCTTGTTAAGACAGAGAAGATGCAGGTAGAAGCAAAGGGTGGTGTCATGTTAATGCCAGCCAAAGCAGTAGAAGAAGAAATGTGTGCATGTGGTAACGGTATGAGTGAATGTGCATGTAATGACTAAACCAGTAGGTAAATGGAAACTACCCCAACCGACAGACCTAAAAGAAAATAATGAATGGGTTCCAATTCCACGTGTAGCAAGAACAATTCCATTTGGATATGAAATAGATCCAGAAGATAACAGAATACTCTTGCCAATAGACTACGAACTTGATATGCTAGAGAAAGCAAAGAAATACGTAAAGCAGTATTCGTATCGGGAAGTAGCGAACTGGCTTACCAGAAATACAGGTCGGTCACTTTCTCACGTAGGATTAAAGAAACGGTTGGATAATGAGCGACAAAGAAAGAACAAAGCTGGAAGCCTACGCAGATGGGCAGACTATGCAAAAAAGGCAATCGCCAAAGCGGAAGAAATCGAAGCCAAAAGAGTCGGTGCAAAAGAAGAAACAAGTAACGAAGGTCAAGAAAGAGCAGCCTAGTGCAGCAGTAATACTAGAAAAGTTTACCGACAAGGTTGAAGAAGAATACAATGTAATCTTTAAACCTAACGTTGGACCACAGACAGACTTTCTTGCTGCAAGTGAACGTGAAGTACTATATGGCGGCAGTGCAGGTGGGGGCAAGAGCTACGCAATGCTTGCAGATCCACTACGCTACATGGGCAACCCTGCATTTTCAGGCTTACTATTAAGACATACTACAGAAGAACTAAGAGAACTTATTACTAAATCACAGGAAATGTATCCAAAGATTTGGCCCGGTATTAAATGGTCAGAACGTAAGATGCAATGGACTGCACCCTCTGGTGCTAAACTGTGGTTAAGTTACTTAGATAAAGACCAAGACGTTACAAGATACCAAGGTCTAGCGTTTAGTTGGATTGGCTTTGACGAACTTACACAATGGGCTACACCTTTTGCTTGGTCTTATATGCGCAGTCGTTTAAGATCTGCAGACCCTACCCTTCCTCTTTCTATGAGGGCAACTACTAACCCCGGTGGAAGGGGTCACGGTTGGGTAAAGAAAATGTTTATTGATCCTGCACCTGCAGGTAAATCATACATAGCTACAGACATTGAAACAGGAGAACAGTTAAAGTATCCTGCAGGACATGAAAAGGCAGGAAGACCTTTATTTAAACGTAGATTTATACCTGCAAGACTAAAGGATAATCCTTACTTAGCACAACAGGGTGACTACGAAGCAATGCTTCTATCGTTACCAGAACAACAAAGAAGACAGTTACTAGATGGTGATTGGGATATTAAAGAAGGTGCAGCCTTTACAGAGTTTAACAGAAGTATACATGTAGTTGAACCTTTTGTTATTCCTAGTAATTGGGTAAAGTTTAGAGCCTGTGACTATGGGTATGGAAGTTATACAGGTGTTCTTTGGTTTGCGGTTAGCCCTGACGAACAGTTGATAGTATACAGAGAGTTATATGTATCTAAAGTTCTTGCAGTTGACTTAGCCGACATGGTACTAGAGGAAGAAGCTGGCGATGGAAATATTCGTTACGGGGTTCTTGATAGCTCTTTGTGGCATAAACGTGGTGATACTGGTCCTTCTTTGGCAGAACAAATGATAATGAGAGGATGTCGTTGGCGTCCCTCAGACAGAAGCAAAGGCTCACGTGTAGCAGGAAAGAATGAAATACACAGACGTTTACAGGTAGATGATTTTACAGAGAAGCCAAGACTTGTATTCTTTGACACTTGTAGAGAATCTATATCACAGTTACCTGCAATACCTCTGGACAAAAAGAATCCAGAAGATGTAGATACACACGCAGAAGACCACTTGTATGATGCTCTAAGGTATGGTATCATGTCAAGACCAAGATTTAGTATATGGGATTATGATGTTCGTGGCACTCCTACAAACAGTATGCCAGTAGCAGATTCTAAATTCGGATATTAAGGAAACCTAGATGGAAGAAGATAACACATTTATTGAAGACGAGTCTATTGTACTAGAAGATACAGATGAGTCTACTGTAGACGATTATAATACTAATAACATTATTCCTTATATTCGAGGTAGATATAAACGTGCGGAAGACTATCGCCAGCAAGATGAGACTCGTTGGTTAGATGCCTACAGAAACTATCGTGGTATATACGGACCAGACGTACAGTTTACAGAAGTAGAAAAATCTAGGGTGTTTATTAAAGTAACTAAAACAAAAACTCTTGCGGCATATCAACAGCTAGAGTCCGTAATGTTTGCAAATAATAAGTTTCCTCTTACAGTTGACCCTACTGAATTACCAGAAGGTGTAGTTGCAGATGTACACTTTGATCCTAAAGAACCTGATCAAATTAAAGAATCAGATGTAGACAAAGAAGTAAGTCCCTATGGTTATAAGGGTGATGGTAAAGAGTTACCTAAAGGTGCAACAGCCAAAACTCTTGGTGAAATGTTAGGTCCACTTTCAGACAAACTACAAGACATTGATGGTTTAAAAGAAGGTGTAGGTCTTACACCTACTGCAGTTACATTTAGTCCTGCAATGGTAGCCGCAAAGAAAATGCAAAAGAAAATACAAGACCAACTAGAAGAGTCTAATGCAAGTAAGCACCTTCGCAATACTGCATTTGAAATGGCTCTGTTTGGTACAGGTGTAATGAAAGGACCATTTGCTGTAGACAAAGAGTATCCACAGTGGGATGAAGATGGTAACTACAATCCTATAATTAAAACAATACCACAGGTATCACATGTATCTGTGTGGAACTTTTATCCTGACCCTGACGCAAACAATATGGATGAAGCTCAGTATGTAATTGAACGTCACAAGATGTCAAGATCACAGCTTAGACAACTTAAACAGCGTCCATTCTTTCGTAACTCAGTAATTGATGAAGCCATTGAACTAGGTGAAAACTATACTAAAGAGTCTTGGGAAGATGATCTTTCTGATTATGCAACTGAACATGGTGTAGAAAGATATGAAGTACTAGAGTATTGGGGTACAGTAGATGTATCTATGCTTGAGGAACAGGGTGTAGATATACCATCTGAACTTAGCGATGTAGATGAATTACAGGCTAATGTGTGGATTTGTAATAATAAGTTACTTCGTATGGTAATTAATCCGTTTAAACCTGCACGTATTCCGTATCATGCAGCACCCTATGAGTTAAACCCTTACTCCTTCTTTGGTGTAGGTATAGCTGAAAACATGGATGACACTCAGACTTTAATGAATGGTTTTATGCGTATGGCAGTAGACAATGCTGTACTATCAGGTAATTTATTGATCGAGGTTGATGAGACTAACTTAGTGCCGGGACAGGATCTATCTGTATATCCCGGCAAAGTGTTTAGGCGTCAAGGTGGCGCACCGGGTCAGGCTATCTTCGGTACAAAGTTTCCCAATGTATCAGGAGAAAACTTACAACTGTTTGACAAAGCACGTGTACTTGCAGACGAAAGCACTGGCTTTCCTAGCTTTGCACATGGACAAACAGGTGTTACAGGAGTAGGGCGTACAGCATCAGGTATCTCAATGCTTATGGGTGCGGCACAGGGTAGTATTAAGTCCGTTGTCAAGAACATTGACGATTACTTACTACGGCCTTTAGGGGAGGGTCTATTTCGATTTAATATGCAGTTTGATTTTGATCCTGATATTAAAGGTGACTTAGAAGTTAAAGCACGTGGTACTGAAAGTCTTATGGCTAATGAAGTACGTAGCCAACGCCTTACACAATTTATGCAAATTGCTTCAAGCCCAGCACTTGCACCGTTTACTAAATTTCCATATATCATTCGTGAGATTGCAAAGTCTCTTGAACTTGATCCAGACAAAGTTACTAACAACATGGATGAAGCTGCAATACAGGCAGAGATAATGAAAGGTTTCCAACAAGAACAACCTACCCCCGAACAAGGACAACCACAGGTAGACCCATCAGGATCTGGTGGAGCTACTATAGGAACAGGTGGAGTACCTGCACCGGGACAGGAAGGATTTACAGGCAATGCACAGCAACCGCAACAACAACAAGCTACTCAACAGCCTCAAGCCGCTGGTGGTCAACCAGCAGGAGTGGGACCAGTTCAATAACTATATAGAAGATTTAATTAAACAACAACACAAAACTATAGAACAGGCAGATGATAGTACTGTAGTTTTTCGGGCGCAAGGTTCTATACACACTTTGCGTAGATTACTTTTACTTAGGGAAGAAGTATTAAAGAATGGGACTACTTAGTTTAGGAAATAAACTTTCTAAAGTATCAAAAAAACTTAATGCTATGGATTTATCTGATATAGATACTCCTGCAGTAGATAAATCTCCTAAAGTCTTGGAAGACGTTCCTTTAAATTTAAAACTAACTAATGTAGATAATGATTTGTCAGACGAAGCATTAGAAATGTTAGGTGATGAAAAGGCAATTAAAGATTGGAAAAACAACAATAAAGTACCAATAGAAGAATCTAAAAGAAGAAAACAAAGAAAGTTTGCAAAACAAGCTAGAGATTTACAACAAGGAATAATGTCTGGTCCTGAATATAGAAAGTATATAAAAGAAAATCAACCTGCTACATCTTTTACTTTTGATGATTTACAAACAATGTTACCTAACTTTAAACAAATTGTAGGGGCTTTAACAAAAGATAAATCTGATAAAGGTATACTAGGATTAAACAGTAAATTAGAAAAAGGTAGTATTGTAAGTTCTCGTTTAGATATACCAGCATACAATGAACACAATGTATGGGTAACTAGTATTGTAGATAAAGTAAAAGGAAAACTTTATGGAAGAACTGCGGTACTTAAAGATGTAAATTTTGATATGACTAATGAAGGTGCTAAACAGTTAGCTCTTGACATAGCTACAGAAAAAAAGAAAACTATAAAAAGATTAAACAAAGAAACAGGAGAAAGAGTAGCCAAAGAAGAAACACAAACTAAAACTCCTTTTGCTACTATGAAGGGTAAATGGCAAGACGTTAGTGATAAAAATGCTTTTTCTTTAGCTAAAAAATATATTAATGATCCTGATTGGATACAAGTAGGTTTTAATCCAGAAAGACATAGTTTCTTTTATGATAAAGTTAGTATGTTACCTGTGTTTGAAGCAGAAGAAGTTGTACAAGTTGGTGCATTAGTTTTGGCAAAAGTTAAAAAATTAAATACCCCAGAGCTACGTGCTGAAAGAATAAAAAAATTAAAAAAACTTAGAATTACAAATATGCCAGAGGGTTCTAAACCTTCTACATTTAATAAAGGTGGAGTAGTACCAATGAATAACCAAATGAGTTTTTTTGGAGAAGGTGGCCTTAAAGATGAAGGTGGCGAAATAGATGAAGTCTCTGGTAATGAAGTACCTATTGGTGGTACTAAAGAAGGTGTACGTGATGACATACCTGCCAATGTAAGTGAGGGTGAGTTTATATTTCCTGAAGATGTAGTTCGTTTTATTGGTCTTGACAAACTTATGAAAATACGTCAAAATGCTAAAATGGGTTTAAAGAAAATGGAAGCTATGGGTCAGATGGGTAACTCTGATGAAGCTACTATAGATGACGATATGCCTTTTGAAATGGCTGACCTAATAGTTGTAGGCGGTAAAGGTGAACCTATGAAGTTTGCAGATGGTGGGTTTGTACCTGTGCAAAACTTTCAAGAAGGTGGTCAAGTAACATTACCTACAGCACCTGTACCTACATTTAATCCTGACGAAGTAGCTGATTATGATGCATACATGAGTAGTGTATCAGTTGAAGTAAAAGTATATGTTAATGCAGATGGAGAAAAAATAAATGTAACATTTATTGATGGTGTACCTACACTTCCTATTGAGCCGGGATATACTCTATACGTTCCACCAGAGGAAGGTGCAGAAACTACAACAGAAGAAGAAATTGCTGCTGCAATTAATAATAAAAATAGAGATAGGGATACTGAACCCTATAGAGAATCTACTGCACCAAAACAAATAAACTATGCAGCATTGTCACCAGAAGACTTTGCAGCTAGGATGGAGTATGAAAGTAGTAAAGGTTATAGATTACAAAAAGCAGTAGCACTAGGTATATCATCTTTAGTTCCTTTTGGTGCTGGATTAGCATACGGAACTATGCGAGGTCATGCTAGACAAAGTGAAATACGTTTAAATGAAATGATTGCAAATGCAACAACTGAAGAATTAAAAGCTAAATATACTACAATACGTGATAATTTTTTAAAGGCAAATGGATTACAACCTTCTTCAGAATCTGGTGTAATAGCCAAATGGGTAGATAGCTTTCTTGTAGGTAGTGGTATTAATCCTGAAGCAGCTACAGATGCAGCAAGTGCAGTTAATGCGTTTACTCAAGTAGGATCTTACTCAATAGAGTCTGATAAATTAGCTCAAGTGTTAGCTGATCCTAACTTTGAACAAATAGATTTAGATGCAGCAAAAGAACAGAGTTACCAAATGGGTAGACAATATGCCTCTCAACTAGAAGCTAATGCTCAAATGTTTCCTAATGATTTGCTGTCTACTCCGGGTAGCTTAGTTGACGGTAATGTACAATCAGATAAGTATCCTACTTTAGGTCAAGTAAAAGGTTCACCTGCATCACAACGTGGAGCAGAGGTGCAAGGAACTAATGATCCTAGATTATCTGCAGGTGTAGATCCATTTGCACCTCCAACAAAAGTAAAAAATAATTTAACTTTAGATGACGTTTATACTAGACAAGCTAATCAACAAATGACTCCTCTTGCTGTTTCAGTAAGAGAAAAAGGTTCACCTGCACCTGTACAAACAGGTGATCCAAATATAGTTACAGATACAAGCAGTGTAGGTCAAAGACCTGCTACTTATGACCCTGCTCAGTTTGGTAGCGGAGAACCTGTAGCACAAAAGAAATCTAACGATGGGCTTTTTCAACAAAAAACTATTGCTGGTTTTGGGAGTAAATTATTAGATTTAGCTCAAGGTAATTATTTTAAAGAAGAAGAAACTCCATCTGTTACTTCTACAGAACCTTATACACCACAACAGTTTACTAATCAATTTTCTGTTCCTAATCAGCAACTACCAGAGTCAATTCCTCAACAACAACAAAGCGCATTTACTGGACCTACATTTGATACAGCGCAACAAACAACGGAAGCATTTGATCAAGGCGTATTACGTTCTCCTGTAGTTTCTACTGATGTAGTTGCTACTGATCCAAGGGGTACTCGTGCAGGAGATTTAGGATACAGTTCTTTAAATCAAGCAAACACTACAACTGATACAGGTACTGAATTTACAAAACCCGATGTTAACTTAACAGAATCAATGGTTGATCCAAGAGCTATATACCCAGAAGGTATGGACCCTAGCAAAATTAAATATACTCCACCAAAGGTTTCAGAAACTCCTATAGTTACTACACCTAAAGTTCCTAACACTACATATCAAAATGTATTTAATAAACTAACTCCCGGTGATGGTAAACAATACGTTAATGGTAAATTATTAGATGATGCAGGTAATCAAGTAAATACTTTGTATCAACAAACTGCTAACTTGTTTACTCCTTTTGATGGTAAAGAATATGAAAATGGTGTACTTGTAGATTCAGAAACTAAACAACCTATTACACAAGCTACACAAGCTGCAACTGTAGCAGAACCTAAAAGAACGGAAGTATGGAAAGATAAACTTTCTGGTGCTGCATTACGTGCTGCACAAGATGCAGAAAAAGCAAACTACACAGGAAGTACTGCAAATGATTTTGCTATTGGTGTAATATCTGATGGTAAAACTAAAGGTGTACTTGCAAATGCAGAAGGAAAAGTTATTAGAGATGCTAACAACAGAACTGTTTATGTTGACGCTGAAGGAAAACAGTATGTAAAAACTGGTATTCTTGGTACGGGTAGAGAAGCACCTACAGGTACAGTAAATTCAAATAAAGAAGATAGCGGAGAAAGTAAACAACAATTATCTGCACCTACAGTTTCTGTAAAACCAAAAGTAAGAAAAGAAGATAGCGGAGAAAGTAAACAAAAAACTTCTACACCAAAAATTAAAGAAGAATCTATTAAAAGCAAAATAAGTAGAGGTGGCGGTTTTAACAAAGGTGGGTTAGCAAGTAAACCTATAAAAACAAAAAAGACTAAGAAACGTGGTTTAGCGGCACGTTAGTAATCCGTTAAATATGAACTGGCTACTCACCCCCCTTACAACACATAGGCTACGGTGGCCCCAGAACAGGAACTAAAATGGAAAATCAAATAGTAGAAGCACAAGAAGCACCAAAGAGTATGATGATGCAGCGTAAGAGTAGAGTACGTGAACGTGCAGATAAAGATGAAGAAGAACTAAAAGAGTTACTAGCAGAACAAAATAATACAAAAGAAGAGGCAGAGGCAAAAGCTAAAGAAGAAGCAGAGCCTGATACTGCAGAAGAAAGAAGCTACAAGAAACGATATGCAGATCTACGTAGAGGATCACAAAAAGCTAAAGAAGAATTAGAAACTCGTATTGCTGCATTAGAAACACAGCTTAAACAAAGCGCAGCACAAGAGATTAAACTGCCTAAGTCAGATGAAGACATTGATAGTTGGGCAAAAGAATATCCAGATGTAGCAGCCATTGTAGAAACTATTGCAATTAAAAAGGCACGTGAACAACAGGCTGGCTTAGAGGATAAAGTAAAAGAGATAGACGCCATGCGTGAGACTGCCTCACGTGAACGTGCAGAAGTAGAGTTACTAAAAGCTCACCCTGACTTTGGCGAAATACGTGACAGTGATGAGTTTCACGATTGGGCAGAACAACAGCCTAAGTGGGTACAAGAAGCTCTATATGAGAATGATAACGATGCAAGGTCTGCATCACGTGCGATTGATCTGTATAAAGCAGACATGAACATATCAACAAAGAAACCTAGCAACAATAAAGATGCTGCTAAGTCTGTAAGTACTCGTAATACTAGAAGTCAACCAGACGCTGAATCAAACAATAATAAATTGTCAGAGTCAAAGGTAAATAAAATGTCTACTAAAGAGTACGAAAAACATCAAGACGAAATCATGGAAGCTATACGAAGTGGTAATTTTATTTACGATATTTCGGGTAGCGCACGATAAAAGGCTTGACAATACGAGTATAAAGAATATAACTATATACATCGGGTTTAATGCGGCCCCATTTATGGACTACCCGCATTAGCTCATCTTCACAAACATAAATAGTTCTAGCGATTACCTAATATCTTTGGCCCGTTATATAGAAGGTCGGCCAACTTTCTACAATAATGTTACCCAATAGAGTTAGCCTCATTAAAAACGATTTTAGTTTGTATCTGTGTCTCAATGCAAAGGATAATACAATGGCATTTACGACAGCTACGGGTTATGGAAATCTACCAAATGGTAATTTTAGCCCGGTCATTTACAGCAAACAGGTACAGCTTGCGTTCCGCAAAGCTACTGTCTGTGGTGACATTACTAACTCCGATTATTTCGGAGAGATAAGTGGTCAAGGCGATACCGTCAAGATCATTAAGGAACCAGAAATTTCTGTTTCGCAGTATGCACGTGGCACGAATGTCACAGCACAGGATTTACAGGACGAAGACTTTTCATTAGTCATTGACAAAGCTAACTATTTTGCTTTCAAGATGGACGATATTGAAGAAGCTCATAGTCATGTAAACTTCATGGATCTCGCATCTAATCGTGCTGCATACCGTTTGGCAGATCAACATGACCAAGAAGTTCTTGGATACATGGCTGGTTATGCACAGTCTTCATTGCACTCACAAGCTGATGGACTGAACTCAACTGTAAACGGTACTAAAGCAGTATCAACTGCAGGATCGAATGAGTTGCTATCTTCTATGCAACTTCATAAGGGAGACTTTGGGAATATTACTACTAGTTCCGCAGGAACACACTCTATTCCTTTAGCTGCACGTTTACCGGGTGCGACTGCACTTCCAACGGCAACTGCTTCACCAGCTATGGTTGTAGCACGTATGGCTCGTTTACTTGATCAACAGCAAGTAGATAAGCAAGGTCGCTGGTTAGTGGTAGATCCAGTATTTATGGAAATCTTAGCTGATGAAGATTCACGCTTTATGAACGCAGATTTCGGTGAATCAGGTGGATTGCGTAATGGTCTTTCCATTAACAACTTCCACGGCTTCCGTGTATACTCCTCGTCTAACCTGCCATCAGTAGGTACTGGACCGGGAACTACAGGTTCTGCAAACCAACTGACTAACTTCGGCGTTGTCGTAGCTGGTCACGATTCTGCTGTAGCAACTGCAGAGCAGATCAATAAGACAGAAACATACCGTGACCCTGACAGCTTTGCTGACATTGTTCGTGGTATGCATTTATACGGCAGGAAGATTCTTCGTCCAGAAGCAATCGTAACTGCTCGTTATAACGCAGCGTAGGGGGGATATAAATTATGGCTACTTATGACATGACTTCCGTTGATACCGCTGGTGTTGGAGCAAACGTTTTAGCTGTTCCAACTAACGTTGGTAACACTGTACGAACCATTGAAGCAATCCTAGATATTGATGCAATGGTAACTGCTGGTTACTCTGGTGCAGATGGAGACATCTTTCAATTGCTTGAAATCCCTGCCGAATCAGTAGTTGTTGCTGCTGGTGCAGAAATAATGAAGTCCTTTACTGCAAGTTGTACTTGTAATATTGACTTTGCTGGTGGAGATGACATTATTGATGGTGCTGCTCTTGACGCTGCCGCTGGTACGTATCTTGCAAAAGGTACTAATGGCGAAGCTAACGTTGTGAATACAGGAGCAGCTTCAACTTTTGCTGCCGCTGCACTTGCATGTGTTAGTGCTGCTGATACTATTGACGTAGTTGTTGCGGGTGCTGCACCTGCTACTGGACGCCTACGGGTATACGCAGTAATTGCAGACGTTTCTGCCGCAATGACAGAAGCCGCAGTCGCCCAGCGTGATCTGGTATAGTACTAAACACTACTTTGGGGCTGGCATGTCGCTGGCCCCATTGACGCATCCAAAGGAAACTTAATGGCATATACATACTTAGATATTACAAATGAAGTCATTGCTCGTTTTAATGAGGTTGCCCTTACATCTTCTAACTTTACTGCAGCTAGAGGCTTTCAAATACAATGTAAAAATGCAATAAATGATTCTATTGATTATATTAATACCAGTGCATACAGTTGGCCCTTTAATCATTCTACTAAAACAGATACACTTGTTGCTGGTACTACCCGATACAGCATACCTACTACGGCTAAACATGTAGACTACGATACCTTTAGACTTGTAAAAGATGATTCATTAAGTGTAGGTGGTGGAAGTTTAAACGTTTTAGATTACAAAGATTACCTAGATAGTTTTATTACACAGGAAGATCAAACAGACGTAGGTAGTGTACCTCGTAGTGTTTTTAGAACTCCCGATAATAACTATGGTTTATATCCTTATCCTGATAAAGCATACTCTTTAAAGTACGAATTGTATTCATATACAACTTCTTTATCTGCAGCTACGGATGTTCCTGTAATACCAGAGCAATATAGAGCCGTTATAATAGATGGTGCAACTGCATATGGGTATCAGTACAGGGGTGAAGCAAGTCAGTTTCAATTAAATTTTCAAAGGTTTGAAGCTGGTATAAAAAATATGAGAAGTCTTTTATCTAACAGGGTAGATTATATACGATCTAAAATGATTACACGATCATCTAAATCTGTAAGTATGTTTGGTTAAGGTTTAAATATGGCAGATGAATCAGGTCTTAATCCATTTATCTTTCCTTGTAAAGGTGGTTTAGTACTTAACAGTTCTACTTTTACTATGGACCCCGGACAAGCATTTGAGTTGCAAAACTTTGAGCCTGACATTAAGGGTGGATACCGTAGGATAAATGGATATACTAAATGGAACGCTAACTTAGTTCCTCATACTTCTGCTACTTCTGAAAAGGTACTTATGTCTGCGTACCACAAAGGAGAAGTAATAGCAGCTAGAGGTACTAAAGTATTTAGATCTACAGGGGCAAGTAATGCACTAAATGGTGCAATTAATAATTCAGCTACTACACTTACACTAGATAGCACTGCAGACTTTAGCACAACAGGTACTATACTTGTAGGTACAGAACAGATTACTTACACAGGTAAGAGTACTACACAGCTTACTGGATGTACAAGAGGAGCAAATAGTACGAGTGCTGCAGCACATGCAGATGATGCAACACTTACACAGTATTGGACGCAGATAGATACAGGTCGTACAAGTGCAGGTAAGTATACTTTTTATAGACAGAACTTATCTGGCACTGACATAATAGTATTTGCAGATGGAGCTAACAATGCATCATACTTTGCCTCTGGTAACTCTGTAACTGACATAGGTGGAACTGGCGCACCTGCTGACCCTAAGTTTGTAACAGGACACAAGAACACTTTATTCTTTGCTGGTATGTCTAGTAATCCACAAGAAATAGTTTTTACTGCACCATACTCAGCTACAGACTTTACGGCAGCTAACGGTGCAGGATCTATTGTAGTAGAAAGTCCTATCACAGGATTGTTTCCATTTCGTGATGATCTTATTATATTCTGTGAAGAACGTATATTTAAACTGTCAGGTAATAGTATAGCTGACTTTCAGTTAGTTCCTATATCTCGTAACATAGGATGTATGAATGGGTTTACAATACAGGAATTTGCTGGTGACATTGTATTCTTAGGTAGAGATGGACTTAGAACTGTAGCTGGAACTGAACGTATTGGTGACGTAGAACTTGGAAGTATTAGTACACCAGTACATCAGTTGTTTAATGTACACAGTACGATAGATGAATTTGATTCTTTAATTGTACCTGACAAGACACAGTATAGAATATTTTTTGTAAACTCTTCTACTACTGCAAAGAAAACAACAAAGGGTGTTATTGCTCATAGGTCAAGAGATGGGTATGAGTTTTCTGAAACGTTTGGATTACAACCTTCTTGTACTGACTCTATAAATGAAGATGGTAAAGTATATGTATTACATGGTGGATACGATGGATATGTGTACAGACAAGAACAAGGCAATACTTTTGATGGAGACAATATAATCGGTAGATACAGATCACCTGACTTAACTATGGGTGATGCAGGTATTCGTAAAAACTTCCAAAGGGTTATTATTAACTATGCTCCTGAAGGTGTAGTAAACTCTGACTTGTTCTTACGATATGACTATGAAGACCCTAATGCTCCAAGACCTGCAGCTTATCCATTTGATAGTAGCTCTATTGTTGCTATATATGGAGCAGGAGCATACGGTACTGTTACTTACGGTGGGCAGTCTCAGCCTTTGGTAAGACAGGCAGTAGAAGGTAGTGGCTTTGCAATAGCACTAAGGGTTGTTGACAATGGTACATCAGAGCCTTACTCACTTAAAGGCTTTCAGTTAGAATTTGATGCAGCCGCAAGGCGTTAAAGGAGAAATAAATGGCTGGTTATACACGGCAGTCCACATATACAGACGGTGACATTATTGATGCAGCAGACTCCAATGACGAGTTTGACCAACTTCTAGCTGCCTTTAATGCTTCCTCTGGACACACACACGATGGTACTGCTGCAGAGGGTGCAGCAATTACTAAGCTGCTAAGTAATACACTTACGTTTGGTGCAGCTACTTCAGCTACAGATATTACAATTACCTTTGACGGTGAGACTAATGACGGTGTACTAAAGTGGATGGAAGACGAAGACTACTTTGAGTTTTCTGATGACATACTTGTAGCCTCTACTGAAAAGATACAGTTTCGTGATACAGCTATTTATATTAACTCATCTGCTGATGGTCAACTTGATCTCGTAGCTGATACAGAAATACAAATCGCAGCTACTACTATTGACATGAATGGTGCTGCAGACATCTCAGGTAACTTAGCTGTAGGTGGTAATCTTACAGTTGCAGGTAATGCTACAGTAACAGGCACTACAACGTTTAACGGTGGTACACTTACATTAGGTGACTCAGCCAGTGACAACGTAGTATTTGGTGCAGATGTTGACTCACACATTATACCTGACGATGATGATACATATGACTTAGGTAGCTCAAGTCAACAGTGGCGTAACATATACATTGATGGTAGTGCCTACATTGATGGACTTGCAGAAGATATACTTGTAGCTACAGACAAGAAGGTAGGATTTCGTGACAGTGCTATCTACATTAACTCTAGCGCAGATGGTCAGCTAGACATTGTTGCAGACACTGAGATACAAATTGTAGCTACAACAATAGACATTGACGGTGCAATTAATGCAAGTGGTGAAATCATTGCTGCGTCATTAGACATTAGTGGTAACATTGATGTAGACGGTACAACAAACTTAGACGTAGTTGATATTGACGGTGCAGTAAATATTGCCGCTGCAACTACGGTAGCTACAAATAACAAGATACAGTTTCGTGACGCTGACCTGTACATTAACTCAAGTACAGATGGACAGTTAGACATTGTAGCTGACACTGAAGTACAGATAGCTGCAACTACAGTGGATATTAATGGTGCAGTAGATGTATCAGGTAATCTATCTGTAGGTGGTAACTTAGACGTTACAGGTACATTTGATCTAAGTGACTCTAACTTTACTAATGCAGGTGACATACAGCTAGATAGTATTACAGGTGACTCAGATACAAACACTAGCATTACCTTTAGTGGCTCAGATGTAATTACGGTTACTACTGGTGGTGAGACACAAGTTACATTTAACAATGGTTCTATTCTACCTACAACTGACAATGACGTAGACTTAGGATCTAGCTCATTAGAGTTTAAAGACTTGTACATTGATGGTACTGCCTATGTAGATGCCATTAACTTTAATGGTACTGCAATATCTGCTACTGCAGCAGAACTTAATATCATGGATGGTGTAACAAGTACTGCAGCAGAGCTTAACATTCTTGATGGTGTTACGTCAACTGCAGCAGAACTAAATATACTTGACGGTGTAACATCTACTGCCGCTGAGTTAAACATCCTTGATGGTGTTACAGCTACAACTGCAGAAATAAACCTTATTGATGGTGATACTTCAAGAGGTACTACGGCAGTAGCAAGTGGTGACGGTATCCTTATCAATGATGCTGGAACTATGCGTATGACTAATGTAGATACAGTGTCTACATACTTTGCAAGTCACAACGTAGGTGGAGGTAACATTGTTACTACTGGTGCATTAAACTCAGGTAGTATTACTTCTGGCTTTGGTGCTATAGACAATGGCTCATCTAACATTACTACGACAGGTGTAGGTTCCTTTGGCTCACTAGATATTAGTGGCGATATTGATGTAGATGGCACTACCAACTTAGATGCAGTAGACATAGACGGTGCTGTAGATATGGCAAGTACTCTGCAAGTTACAGGAGTAGCTACACTTACAGCTACTGCAATAGCTAACGCAGGTGTATCTGTAAAAAACGGAGCTACATCTGCTGGCTTTGTAGAGTTCTTTGAGGACTCAGATAACGGCTCAAATAAAGTAACACTAATAGGACCAGCATCTACTGCAGATGTGACCTTGACTTTACCTGCTGCTGCTGGTACAGTTGCAACAACAGATGATGCCACAGCCCTAGCCATTGCGCTTGGTTGATATAGGAGAAAACAATGGCTAACACTTTTAAAACAATTACACGGGATGTAGCACCAGCAAGTTCTGGTACACCTGAAACAATATACACAGTACAGTCTGGTAGTACTGTTATTATACTTGGACTATTCTTATGTAACGTACACAGTTCACAGGTTACTGCTTCAGTAGACTTTGTGAGTACAACTACCCAAACAAGTCAGACACAGAACACTACGGCACAACTTGTTAAAGACGTAGCTATACCTGTAGGATCATCTTTGTCTGTACTTGACGGTAAGATTGTAGCTAACGTAGGTGATATAATTAAAGTAGACTGTTCTGTAGCTGACAAAGTTTCAGTAATAATGAGTTATATGGAGATAACCTAATGGCAGGATATATTGGCTCTAGGGCTGTAAGTGTAAACACTACATCAGCTACCATCACTGATGATCTAACGATAGGTGATGATCTTACCGTTACTGATGACATGACCGTTGGTGGCACTCTTGGAGTTACAGGTGTCTTAACTGCAACGTCTTTAGACATCTCTGGTGACATAGACGTAGACGGTACAACCAACTTAGATGTTGTTGACATTGATGGTGCTGTTGATATGGCAAGCACTCTAGGTGTAGCTGGTGTAGTCACGGCTAATGCTGGTGTGGTTGTAGATAATATAACCATTGATGGCACAGAGATTGACCTGTCTTCTGGTGATCTGACCCTTGATGTAGCTGGTGATATTATTCTAGATGCTGATGGTGGAGATGTACGTCTATCAGATGCGGGTACTCAATTTGGTAAATTTACCAACTCATCAAGTGATTTTGTTATATCTTCAAGTGTAAACGACAAAGACATGATTTTTAAAGGTGCTGATGGTGGTGCTGACATCACTGCATTAACCTTGGATATGTCTGACGCTGGTACGGCTACGTTTAACCATAATGTTGGAGTAGGTGCTACTCCAGCAACATCTTATGGAAGCGCTTTACATATCCACGACACAGGAACAGTTGGTGCTAATCTAAGACTAACTGACAGCACAAGCGGCTCTGGAACTGGCAACGGTTTTGAAATTATCCAAATAGGCGCAAACAATTATACTATGAACCGTGAGAACGGTTTTATTGCTACATACACCAATGGTTCAGAATGTATGCGCATTACAGATTCAAATATACAAATTGAAACTGGAATTGACCTTATTACAAACTCAGCCAGTGGAACCACAAATACTCGTATCGGAACAAACGCAGGAGACAGCATTGTTGCTTCTAATGCAGGACTAAACAATGTTCTAATTGGGGTAGATGCAGGGACTGCATTAGATTCTGGTGACTCAAATATTGCCATTGGCTATCATGCGTTAAAAACAGAAGATGATCATGCAAACAACATAGCTATTGGTGCAATGGCATTAGAAAATCAAAATGCGGAGCAAGATGCTTATAACGTAGCTATTGGATATAACGCAGGAAATGACATTGTAGACGGTCTTCGCAACGTAATTATTGGCGGCATTGCAGGAGATCAAGCAACTACCATAGCTGACTGTGTAATTATTGGATATAACGCTGCTGGTAATGCTGTTATGACAGGTAACGCTAATCTTTGTATCGGTAAAGATGCAGGTCAACAGTTAACAAGTGGTCATTCTAATTGTTTTGTTGGTATGGATGCAGGAACCGCTACTGCAACTGGGCTGTATAACATAGCAATAGGGGTTGATGCGTTAGCTACAAACAATGATGGTGACGGTGCAGTAGCTATTGGATATGAGGCTTTAAAAAACTTTGAACCTGCTGACGGTCAAAGTTACAACGTGGCTATGGGTTATCAGGCAGGTAAGGGTGTAAGCACAGGACACAGCAACACGATAATAGGTGGACTTACTTGTGCTGGTACTCTCACTGGAATTGGCAATGTCGTAATAGGAACTGAGGCTGGTAATGATCTTACTGGCGGCAGCAATAATGTTGTACTTGGTGCACAAGCACTAGATGCAGATACAAATGGTTGTAGGTCCATTGCAATAGGATCAAATGCTTTAAGCACACAAAATTCAACCAGTGTAGCAAATATGTATAACGTAGCAGTTGGTGATAACGCAGGAACATCAGTCACCACGGGCACACTGAACACATTCGTGGGTGCGCTTGCTGGTGATGCTACTGATGATGGTACTGAAAACACAGGAATAGGGTATCTGGCTTTATCTGCAAATTGTGGCCTTGGTAATACAGCTGTAGGTTCAGGATCAGGTAGACTTGTTACTGGGGCAAAAAATACTACTATGGGGCTAAGTTCAGGCTATGAAATTACTAGTGGTTCTAATAATTTAATTCTTGGGAATGACGCAGGACGTGCAGGAAGTCCGGGTGGTGCTATTAGTACAGGCAGTAATGAAATTGTGCTTGGTGATGACGCTATTACCGAAGCCCACGTTCAAGTAGATTGGACTGTAGCTTCTGACCAACGAGATAAAACAGACTTTACCGCTTTAGACTTAGGCTTAGACTTTGTTAAGGCACTAGCTCCTGTAACCTACAAGTGGGATAAACGCTCTAAGTATGGTGATAAAACTGCTGAAGATTATGACCTTAACGCACAGTCTCCAGATGGTACTCACAAAGAAGATTGGCTGGACATAGGGTTTAAGGCACAGGAAGTCCAAGCTCTTGAGGAAGCCGCTGGATATACAACTGCCGCTAAGAAAAACCTTACCGTATCTACATCAGGTGACGGCAAGCAGATGGGTCTACAGTACAGCAAGTTCGTACCAATCCTAGTCAAAGCAATACAAGAACAGAACGCACTAATAGAAGCACTCACTGCAAGAGTCGCAACACTAGAAGGATAAGATATGGCAATTACATTTACATGGTCTGTCAAGGACATGCACAAAGTCACTGAAACAGGTGCAGTATATAGGGTTGATTGGTCTTGCAGTGGCATTGATGAAGACACTGAGGTAAGCCACAGTAGGTCAGGACAGTATATGCACACAGCTTCTGTTGATGTGCCACAAGTTACAGAAACAGTTAAAGATGATGATGGTAATGATGTTACAAGAGAGGTAACCTCAGCATATACAAAGATTGTACGGGCTACACCTGACCACACAGCATCAGGGTTCACACCATACGCAGACTTAACTGAAGCAGATGTACTAGGTTGGGTTAAGGGTAATGGAGAAGGTGCTAGAATACAAGCCTTAATAACAAAGTCAATTAACAGTAAGATAGCTAACAGTGCTAACTCCACAGGACTACCTTGGTAGAAAGATAAGGATAAACAAACATGACCAGAGCAAGAGATTTAGCCGATAGTGCAGACAAGGACATTGCTGGCACACTTACCCTAGATGCCGTTAACGCAAGCGGTGTAATCACAGGTTTAACTGTTGAAGCTACAGGCGATACTGCTGCTGGTGATAATGCAGCTATGGGTTATACTGCTGCTGAAGGTCTGATCCTTACAGGTCAAGGTAGTACGTCAGACATTACATTAAAGAATGATGCAGACGCTGTAGTGTTTAGCGTACCTACTGGAACTGATGACATATTGTTTCCTGACAATGCTAAAGCCATATTTGGTGCTGGCTCTGACCTCCAGATTTATCATGATGGGTCTAATAGCTACGTTGATGATGCAGGTACAGGTCGCCTTTATTTAAGGGGAAATGATAGAGTACAAATACAGAAGTACACTGGCGAGGATATGATTACTGCTAATGCAGACGGTGCAGTGAATTTATACCACAACAACTCTAAAAAGTTTGAGACTAGCAGCACAGGCGGAACTATATCTGGAACATCAGGTGCTGCATTAGTAATACAAGCAACAGATGCTAATACTTATCCGGGCATTAATTTAATCAATGATGCACAACGCTATGATTTACAAATTGATGGTTCTAGTGACAGTTTTAGAATATATGACAATACAAACTCAACAACTCGTGTTGTATTAGATACAAGCGGAAATTTGCTGGTGGGTTCCACAAATAACTCACCCGCAACAAACAATGTAGCTGGTAGTTCGCATGGCTCACTTGGCAATATCCAAGCAAGTGTTGACGGAAACCCATGTCTTTTTGTTAATAGAAAAAGCAGTGATGGTGACATTATTTCGATCCGCCAAGACGGCTCTGCGGTGGGGAGTATTGGGACACCTTATAATAATGAACTATACATAACCGCAAGTGGAACTAACTCTTCGGGTATTTTACTTAGCTCTTCTAACCAAGTAAGGCCAATGAAAAACGGGTCAACTTCTGATTCAACTCAAGACCTTGGTGCAAGCAACGGTAAATGGAAAGACCTCTACCTCTCAGGCGGTGTTTACCTTGGCGGCACTGGTGCGGCTAATAAGCTGGATGACTATGAAGAAGGTACGTTCACAGCAACTCTGACATCAGCCACTCCACCATCAACGCCACCAACGGTAACAGGTCTTTACACAAAAATAGGGCGGTCAGTAACAGTTAGTATGTTTTTTGAAAGCGTTAATACCTCAGGCGGCTCTGGCTCTATGGTTGTCACAGGGCTTCCTTTTGCGGCTGGAAGTGCTACTGGAAACAGAGGTTCAGGCGCAGTTCAATTCTATTCAATGACTTTTTCCGGAGAGTACGCTGTTGCTGAAGCATCATCTTCACAAATAAATTTTAGGGGGATAGCCTCAAATGCTGCTTGGCAAGATATTAGTATTACGGCTGGTACTGGAAGATATTTACAAACAACACTGACTTATACAACAGCATAACCTTAGTGGATTCTAAGGTTGGACAGTCCAAACCATAAAGGAGATAAAATATGGCAAATGGCGATATAACTAAAGAAACAGAGTACGACAAAATAGAAGTCGTAAGCACTTGGAACATACAAGTTCGCAAGGCAACTAAGATCATGGAAGAACAGGCAGACGGTTCTAAGACAGAACTTAGTCGTGGTTTCCACAGGCACGTTCTTCAGCCATTTAACTCAGTCTACACACCAGCAGTAGTTGCTGTTGAGGCTGTATCTGAAGAAAAAGACAGTGACGGCAATGTAACCAGAGAAGCAGTAGAGGCAGTATCGGCTGTTGCTGCAAGTTGGGCGCACACAGCCACAGACATCTCAGGTGAAGCTGCAAGTGTACAAGCTATAGCTAATGCTGCTTGGACTGACGATGTTAAGGCTGCATACAAAGCAATGCGTGAAGCACAAGGATAAACAAACATGGCAGGATATTTAGGATCAGTACCAGTACCACAGGCTACCCAACATAGGGAAACCTTTACTGCTACTGCTGGTCAGACTACGTTTAACACGGCAGGTTATACACCTCTGTTTGTAGATGTGTACCTCAATGGTGTCCATCTAAGTCCTGCCGATATTACAGCTACTAATGGGAGTGACGTTGTACTAGCTGAATGTGTAGTCAATGACATTGTAGATGTTGTAAGCTACACACCCTTTGAGGTAGCTAACCAGACGTTCACTGGTACGACTACTATGACTGACGTTGTAGCTGCAACATTAGACATATCAGGTAATATTGATATTGATGGAACAACTAACTTAGACGCAGTAGATATTGATGGTGCTTTAACTCAAGATGGTGGAGCAGTCTTTAACGAGGCTAGTGCTGATGTAGACTTTCGTGTTGAGAGTAACGGTAATCAACATATGCTCTTCGTTGATGGTGGTAATGACCATGTAAACATTGGGACATCTACTGACTTAGGTGGAGTATTTAATGTAAGTGGAGCTACATCAAGTCAGTTTCACTCTACGGACAGACATTTAATGAGCCTTGTTTCTACAGAAGCAGGGGCAAGTGATGGTCCAAGACTTATTTTACAGAGAGACAGTGGCACTCCTGCTGATAATGACCAACTAGGCATACTAGAATTTTATGGTGACAATGATGCTGGTACGGCTACTGAATATGCCAGAATTAATGCGTCTATTATTGATGCAAGTAATGGCGCAGAAGGTGGGGCTTTTGCTATAAACACAAGAATAGCAGGTGCAAATGTAAATAGACTATATATGCCTCCGACGGAAACTGTTTTTAATGAAAATAGTGCAAATGTAGACTTCCGTATTGAAACTGATGCACAAGCGAATGCATTTGTTCTTGATGCCGCTGATGATACGCTTACGATACAAAATGTTCTTACAACAATGACACATGGCGGTAATGGATTTCAGTTAAAACTTGAGTCTACTGATGCAGATGGAATTCGAGGACCTGTTTTAGATTTATCTAGAAATAATAGCAACGCAGAAAATGATGACCATGTTGGGTGCATAGTATTTAATGCAGATGATTCAGCAAACAATCAAACAGAATATGCTGCTATTACTGGTTTTTTAACCGAAGTTACAAATACCTCTGAGGCTGGTGGACTTATATTTGATACGGCTACAGGAGGAAATCCAGCCATAGAAAAACTAAGGCTTGGTCCAACGTCTGCTGTTTTTAATGAAGATAGTGCAGACGTAGACTTCCGTGTTGAGAGTAACGGCAACGCCAATATGCTGTTTGTTGATGCTTCTGCGGATACTGTTTGTTTTGGGACTACTAACAATTCTTTAGCTACACAAAATACAGAAACAGGTGTTAATCTTACCGCAACAGGAAGAATTTATTCTACTACTACAGATCATCACGATTTTAATATGATAGATGATGGAGAAATATTTAGATTTAGAAGTGCAACTACGGCTGAAGGAAATATATCTGTATCAGGATCTACAGTATCTTATAATGGATTTTCAGGAACACACGAAAGTTCAGGTATTGCTACAAATACAGCAGTCGGAACTGTTGTTAGTACGATTGATGAATTAGATGTATATGCTGCAGATGGTAGCCCTAAAGCTGGGCAGACAAGAGCAGATCACGCAAAAGTAAAAGTGTCAGATTCTGTAGGAGATAAAAGAGTCTATGGGGTTGTTACAAGTTTTAATGGGTATGATAAACCCATAATAGCTGCTGTAGGTATTGGCTCAGTAAAAGTAACAGGTGCTTGTGTAGGGGGAGATCTCCTTGAAAGTAATGGTGATGGCACAGCTAAAGTGCAGTCAGATGACATTATGAGAAGTAAAACAATCGGAAAAGTAACAATCGGCAATAGCAACACAGGTGTAAAACTTGTGTCTTGCGTTATGTATTGCGGATAACCCACTGTCATAAAGGAGAAACAAACAATGGCAATAACTACAACTTGGAGCATCAGTAACATGACGCATAAAGACTCAGACGGTGGTGTATTCCTTGTTTACTGGTCACTAACCGCAACTGACGGTACATACTCAGCACAAGAAGGTGGCAAGTTACGATGCACTGCTGACCCTTCTGCATCAGACTACATTGCATACGCAGACCTAAAAGAAAGTGACGTTCTTGGGTGGGTGTATGACAGCCTTAAAGTAGGTGATGAAACAGCCGCTGAAGCTAAGAAGCGTATTGAAGATGAACGTACAGCAAAAGTGCAAGGTCAGATAGATCGTGCCGCTGCCAACTCTAATGGAGTGCCTTGGTAATGGCGCAAGAATGGCATCTATCTAAGTCTATACCTCTTACATTTGTACTCGCTATCGTTGTACAAACTATAGGTCTTGTGTGGTATATGTCATCACTAGACGCAAACGTAACAAGCAATGCCCGTGAAATAGCTAGGCATGAGATACGAATAAACGAAATAGAAAAAACATCACAACTACAGGCTGTAATGTTAGGACGCATTGATGAAAACATAAAGGCAATACGGGATGCAGTAGATAAGATGCAAGCCGCAAATTCTGCTAGATAATAAGGTAGTTTACTATGGACCCTTTTACAGCAATGGCTGCAGCTACGGCTGCTTTCAAAGGAATAAAGAAAGCTGTTGATGTAGGGAAAGACATCTCATCTATGGGCCAAACATTATCTCAATGGTCTAAGGCGGTAAGTGACTTAGACTTCTTAGAGAAAAAAGCTCAGAAGCCGCCAATGTATAAGATGTTTAGTGACACTCAAGCTACTGCCTTAGAGATCTGGACACAAAAGCAGAAGCTCAAAGAGATGAGAGAAGAGCTAAAGGAATACATCTCTTTTGTTTATGGACCGTCAGCTTGGAAAGAGATAGTAAGAATAGAGGGTCAACAACGTAAGGCACAAAGAGATGCAGTGTACGCACAAAAAGAGTTTATAGATAACTGTATTAATGGTGTTATAATAGGGTTAATGCTACTGGCAGGTGTAGGGGCATTGTTAGTTGTCCTGTACTTAGTAGGTGCTAAACAAGGTAAATGGTAACAAAAGAAAGATAAACGAATGATTCAGTTTCAAGGATTCAAACCAGACGCACAGAAGCGTATTGCAGGTAAGCTAGGTTACACTGGTGACATGTCTAACTTTGACGGGTACTTAGAACAAAACCCTGAAGCAAAGCAACAGATGGATATGTACAAGCAACAAGCTGTAAAGATGATGCAAGGTGGTATGGTACGTAAAAACTATCAAGAGGGTGGAACTGTACCGCAAATTAAAAAAGATACTATTGATCGTATGGCTACAGGTGCTATACCTGCAGGTGCAGAAATTAAAGCTGTAGGTACAGAAGCAGATATGATGAATAAAGGTGTGCAACTTGGTCTTTCCCAAGTTACTAGTGATGATCCTCGTGCAGATCAAACAAAAGCCGTTGCCAGTACTACAGATATATCTGATGAAGATGAAGTTAGAATCCAAACACCATCTACTGTAGCTACAACTGATCTTGCAAAAGCAGGAGATACTGTAGATGATGTAGTTGATAAAACTAAAGCACAAACAGGAACTGTAACAAAAGAAGTAGACGCACAAGAAACTAAAGAAACTATGGTTAGTGACTTAGAGGCTGCACAAAGTAAGTCTGTAGAAGTAGCTGAAACTCAAAAACGTGTTATGGATATTAAAGAAGAAGTTAATCCTGTTGCAGATGCAGCAAGTGCCGCTAAGTTTACAGAAGAAATACAGGCAGCAACGGCTACACCTACAGAAAAAGCTACAGTACAGGGACAACTTGAAGATTTAATGCAGGACTTTGAGGGTGGTGCTACACCGCCTTGGGCTGCAGGAGCAATGAGAAATGTATCTGCACAAATGGCGGCACGTGGTCTTGGTGCAAGCAGCATGGCAGGTATGGCTCTTGTACAGGCAGCTATGGAGTCTTCACTACCTATTGCGATGGCAGATGCACAAACAGTTGCAGGGTTTGAGATGGCTAACCTTAGTAACAGACAGGCACGTGCAATGCAATCTGCAGAGCAAAGAGCTAAGTTTTTAGGACAAGAGTTTGACCAAGCATTTCAAGCACGAGTAATGAACGCAGCTAAGGTTAGTGATATAGCTAACATGAACTTTACTGCAGAACAAACTATTGCAATTGAAAATAGTCGTGCCGCTAATACTATGGAGATGGCTAACCTATCTAATAAGCAAGGTCTTATTATGGCAGAAGCTGCAGCACTTTCACAATTAGACATGGCTAATCTTAACAATCGTCAACAAACACAAGTAGAAAATGCTAAATCTTTCTTGGCTATGGACATGGCTAACCTATCTAACAAACAACAAACAGAATTGTTTAAAGGGCAAGAACGTAGCAAGGCATTGTTTAGTGATACTGCAGCAGAAAATGCAGCACTACAGTTTAACGCTACATCTGAAAATCAAGCAGATCAATTCTTTGTAAATTTAAAAACTCAAAACAATCAGTTTAATGATGCACAAAAAAATGCCATAGAGCAATCTAATGCAGGTGAAGCTAATGCACTATCAAAATTTAATTCCGAAATACAAAATCAACGTGATCAATTTAATGCAAGCAATGCTTTAGTAGTTGCTCAATCTAATGCAGGTTGGAGAAGAGAAATAGCAACTGCTGAAACTGCAGCTATAAATAGAGCTAATGAAATAAATGCAACTAATGTACTAGGAATATCTAATCAAGCATACTCTAATCTGTGGCAAGAACATGGTGATCTTATGGAATGGGCATGGACATCTTCTGATAATGAACGTGACAGACAAAACGCAATAACATTAAGTCATTTAGCTGCAGACCAATCAAGAACACAAGCTGAAATGGAAGCTGATCTTGCTGCATCAAATGCTATGGGTGACTTTGTGGGTCAACTATTTATGAGTGTAGCTGGATTTTAATATATAGGAAAACAATATGGCGTTAAATGGACAAGCGTTAACAGCGTATAAAAATTATTTAAATAAAAGTATGACAGACACACCTGAAATAGAAGAATCTATGTCGGGTGGTTTAATGAATAGAAATAGACCAGTACAAAATAAAACTAGTGACACTAAACCAGACTATCTGTTAGATCAATTTAAACAGTTACAAAAATTAAGGGCAGGTTTAAACAATGGCTGAAGATAATAAACTTTTTGATGCACCAATACCGGGGCAGTCTTTAACTGCAGAAGTAGGTGCTAGACCTTGGCAGCAACCTGCACAGTATACTACTGTTGAGGATGCATTTGAATTTTATGCAACAAAAATTACCGATCCAGAAATTAATGAATCTTTATTAGACACTCTTGAGATGGGTACTCCTGTAACATCTTTAGCTGAAGTAATTGTTCAAAGTGGGGCAATGGAAGGTAAACATACAATTGATGTATCTATTCAGTTACTTCCTGTAATTATGGAACTTATAGCATATGTAGCAGAAAGTTCAAGTATAGAATATAATATGGGAATTGAAAAACAAATTGATCAAGACAAAATACCTGAAAGTAAAATTGAATTAGCTGCAAAAAGAATAAAAGATAAAATGCCAAAAGAAACTACAGAAGAAATGCCTATGGTTGAACCTGAAACTATGCCTGAAGAAAGTCCACAAGAAGGTGGCATTATGTCAAGGAGAATATAATGGCTATTAATATAACTTCTTTTTTAGGTGGTATGGCTAGAGGTGGTAGCAGAGTACTACAAGAAAATAGAGAACAAGCAAGAAAAGACAAGACAACAGCAGAGCAACGTCAATGGCAAATTGCTACAGAAGCTAGGCAATATGACTTAAATAAAAAAGTAAGACAAGATATAAAAACTGAACAGGCTGAAGAATATATTAGTCAGTTAGTTGCTATGGGTATGGAATTACCTGTAGCAAAAGAACTAGCTAAAGGTGGAAAAGGTGCAATAGAAGATGTTATTACTAATATACAGTTTGGTAGAGAAAATGGCGTTGATACAGCAGGTTTTTATACATTACAAACTAAAGGTACAGTTCCAATAACCGCTGGAGAAATTTCAGAAATATCTAAACAACCTAGCCTTGTAATTGACTCTGATGCAATAAGTGCTATGTATGGTGGAGTAAATTCTAAAGTAAGTAATCACAATGAAGCAATAATGAAATTAAGTAATCAACAGATAGATTTAGATTTAACTACAGAAAAAGGTCAGGAAAAATATGACAAAATAGAAGCTAAAAAAATGCTGTTTATGCAAGACATTAATCTTATTGCACAAGCTGAAGATACTAGTGGTGGTGATAGTAGATCATTTAGTGAAAGCACTGTATCTAGGCATATAGCATCTCATAGAAATAGACATTTAGGTGTATACGAAGCAGGAATAGATTTACAAACTGGATTTAACAGGGGCATGAAAGGAGATAAACTTGGTATAAATGTTGCAGATTTAAAAGCTGTAAACTCTTTAAGAAAAGGTACTAAATCCTTAGGTGATAAATTTATGGATGATGAAATTGCGTCATTAGAAAGTGACACAATAGGAAATTTACAATCTTATGCTGCTGGTATAATGAGAACGCAAGGTTTTAATTATACTAATCAGTATTCTTCTTTTGAAGAAATTAAAAAAGCAGAAGAAACAAGAAACGTAGGAGATATTATTACTTATAGAAAAGATAATAATATTATTCAAGTAATGTGGGTTGGCGTACCGGGAAATGAATATGTACCTTTAGGTACAGTTCCGGTAACATAGGTTAATTATATGAGTAATTTAAAAGACATTGAAAATTTGTTGCTTGGAAAAAGTAGTACTTTAAAAAAAGAAAAAGAAGAACTACAAACAGACAATACAAGCACAGAAAGTAATCTTCGTCGCATAGAAGAAGATGCAAGTAATGTACTTTTAATACCACCTATACCAGACACTAGTGTAAGCAATCCTGTTTCAAGTAGTAGCATAACAATAGATACAGAAAAAGAAAGCACTGATTCTAGTGGTATATCTAACAGATTACAACAGGCATTTAAAAATTTAACAGGTCCAGTAGAAGATCAACCTATAGCCAGTTCAAACCTTAGAGGTTTTTTTGATCCATTTTCTCAAATGCCGGGATTCTTTAAAGGTGATAATGAAGGAGAGCGCAGGGCAGAACTCCGTGAAACAGCTAAAGTAGGTGAGGCTAGAGAAAATAAATTAATACAAGATGCAAAAGATGCAGGTTATGAAGATGTAGATAAGTACATAGAGGAAATAGTTTCACCTACATTAATAAAAGATTTTAGATCACCTACTAATAAATTTGAAAGACCTGCACCAATACTAGCAAAGATGTTAGAGATAGCACCTGTTTGGGGTTATAATTCTCTTATGGTTGCATCTGATGCAATAAGTATTGGCGTTGCTAATACAGTAGATTTAATAGAAGATAAAGTAACTGAGTTACAAAAAGATGATCCTAAAGCATATAACTTACTTAACAAAGCAGTAGCTGGAAGAAGTAGAGTAGATCAAACACCTGAACTATTAGCTGAAAGTATTGCTGATGTTATTGGTGGTGCATTAGAATTTGCAGAGCAACTTCCTTTTGTGGGAGCAATAGGAAGAATAACTGGTTCAGCAGAAAAGGCATATAAGGCTGCAGCTAAAAATATAAAAACAATGGAAAAGATAGATGCCATTGATGCAAGAAGAAAAAATTATGCTGGTGCTGAGATAGCTACAAGAGAAGCACTTGAAACTGCAAGGATGTTAGCTGCATCTGTAGCAAATTCTAAAGCAGGTAAAGTAATTACAGAGGATATGATAGATCAGTTTGAAGAAAAAATAAATGTAGGACGAGCAAAAGATAAACGTTTTGTTATACATAAGCTAGACAAAGATGGTAAAAAAATATTAGATGATGATGCTGCCCGTGAGGTAGGAGATGTATTAGCAGAAGAAACTTATACATTACAGAAAGGCACTGTCGGAAACTTTTTAAAAAGACTTGAAGAAACTGAAGTGATGTCTAGTGAATTTGCACACTTAGCTACTGGTAGTGATACTATAATGAAGCCTCTTTTAGACTCTAGTAAGTTTGAAGGTATTATAGCTGTAGCAACTAAGTTAAAAGAAAAATATCCTACTGCATTTAATAATAAAAGAACTGTTATAGATAATTTATATAGACTAACTGTTTCAAAAGACATGATGGCAGGAGAAGAGTTAGTAGATATGTTAAATAAATATGGATTATCTTTTGAAGATTATGTTTTAACGGTAGTTGGATCAGGTAGTGAAGCAGGAAAAATACTACAAAAACTTTCTACTATTAGTAGATCAAGACCTGCATCAGAAAAAAGAGATGGTCAACAAAAAGCACTGCTAGAAGCACAAAATAGGATTCGTAATATTGGAATGAGAATAGAAGGTGTTAGACGGGGTTTATTAGTATCTCAATTAGCTACTGCATCCCGTAACCTTACGTCTGCATATATACGTGCGCCAATGGAAGGGTTGGGCAATGTTATGGATGAGGCTCTTTTTCAAACTACTCAAGGTAATTACGGTCAAGCTGTAAAGTCACTGAGTCCTATAACAATAAAAGGAATTGAAGCAGGAAAAGGTATAAAAGGATACTCACCTATAGCTGCATCAGATAGTTGGAAGGATAGTTTTCGTCACTTAAAATATATGTTTGCTGATCCTGATACAGCTAAAGGATATACAGATTTAATATTAGGTCAACCTCAACTTGCAAAACAATTTGATCTTATGTACAATAATTTAAATGAGATACAAAAATCTACGGGTAGAGGAAGCGGTGGTATATCTGATAAAATATTATCTGCGTTGGAAGATACTTCAGATATTTTAAATACACCTAACCGTTGGCAAGAATATCTTATTCGTAGAGGGCAATTTTTTGGAGAGCTTCAAAGACTTACTAGGCGTGAGTATGGAATTGATTTAATTGATACACTACAAGATGGTAAACTACGTGATCTATTAAATGATGCAGGTGGATTAAAACCAGAAGGAGGTCGTTCTTTCTTAGATCTAGTAGATGATTCAACTAGAAGAGCATTAGATGTAACCTACGCAAAACAACCAGAGGTAAAGGTATTTCGTGATGTAAGTAATTTTATTACACGTAACGGTCTTACTGTTGCTATACCCTTTCCAAGATTTATGTTTAACAGTATGGAATTAATGGGACAGGCTGCTGGTGGTGCATCTATTCCATTAGCAAAAAAAGTTAGCGCACTTGTACGTATAGAGCTTGAACAAAAAATACCTAAAAAACAATGGGAAAGTTTAAAGAAAGAAGGTACTTTACCACCAGAAGCATTTAGAACCAGAATAGAAAATGGTAAAAAACAATACTTTGTTCAAAAAGAAAAAGATACTAGCTCACCATTAACAGCTAAAGATAGACAAAGAATTTCTCGTAACCTGATAGGTTTTGCGGCAATAGGTGCTGCTATTATGTACAGAACAAGTGGTGATGCACCAGTAGATTACAAAAATATTAATGCTGCCGATGGTGATCTTGATACTACACCACAGTTTCCATTAAGACAGTTTTTGTGGATAGGTGAAGCAATTAAACGACTTGCAGAAGGTACGTTTGGTTTGTGGTATGATTCTAAAGAAGCTAGTGAAACTTTTATAGGTACAAATATAAGAACAGGTTCTTCTAATGCTATCATAGAAGAAGTAGCTGCATTAATACAAGGTGAAACTGATTTAACTACAGGTGAATCTTTAGGTAAGGCGGCTGGTGGTGCAGTAGGAAACTATCTTTCTACTTGGGGTACACCTTACAATCAATTAATAGAGGCACAAAGAGCAGGAATATCTTTGGATGGCACACGTGGACTTGCCTTTAAAGATGCTAGTAAAGATCCTGTGTTATCTTTTGGATCTGCCTTTATGTCAGCTACTAAAAAACCACTTGCTAAGTACATTACATCACCAGAAGAAGAGGCAAAGTTACCTGATAGAGTTAGTATGTTTGGTGGTACAAAAGAAAGAGTTAAACCTCTAGCAAAAGTACTTTTAGGTTTAAACATTACTAGTAAAGACAAAGCTGATGGTGAGTACTTAGAAAATCTAGGGTTTAAAGATTGGAAACTAGGAAGTACTTCAAGAGTAAGCTCTATAAGAAATGCAGAAAATGTTTATTTAACAGACATGATGCCTTTAGTAGTCAACGCACTTAGAAGTAGAGAAGAACAGTTACGTAAGGAGTACAAAAATTTTGATGAAGATAGTGAGATAAAGAAAAAATTTAGCGGCCTATTTACAACAGGAGAGGATGCTTATGTTGCTAAAAAGTTAAGGGCATTAACAAAGTCTCAGTTTAGTAAATTAAAAACTAACATAGCAAAACCGGGGGGTTTAGCAGGTGCAAGTCCTTACGTAAGAGCTATGTTAAAGTATCGAAGAATACCCCCAGACCTTAGATCAGAAGCAACAATAGAGTTTATGAAAATTAAACGAAAAGAAGATGGTAAAAATATTACACGTTCACCTGACGCTACAAATGCTAGAGACTTACAAGAGTTAGTTATAATAGCAGAACAATTAAGAAAAGCATATAACAGATAATAACAAAAGGGGGCAGTTAAGCCCCCTATTTTTTTTGTTTATCGTTTGTCTCCATCACCGCCTATTGTACCTGCATCTTTTCTTGCTGACAGTTTTACCTCATTCTGTGCAGCTATCATACCTAATGTAAGATTAAGATCAGTAGCAAGTGCGGCACAGTACCATAGTACATCACCTATCTCACTGGCTATTTGTTCTCGCCAATCTTCTGGCCTGTTTTCTATGCCATCACGTACAAGTTTCTTTACTTTGTTTGCTACCTCACCTGCCTCACCTGCCAAGCCTAGTGCTGGATATAGTATACGGTGTTCGTCTGGATAAATTGCAGTCCTAGATGCACTACGTTGATATGCATTAAAGTCTGACATACTATACTTCTCCTTTAGAAATTGCTCTGCTTCTTGCTTTAGCCTCATTTTCTTTTACCCGTTTCAAGTTATCAAAGTAGGCTTTGTTAAAGCCCCTATTCCATTCACGATACTGCATAGTATCTTGGTGAAAAGGATTAGCCTGACGGTTATATTTAAACCCATCAAAGCCCATACTGTACTGTACACGTAATGGTGCATCGTACTTACCTAAACCACGTGCGGCTCTACTCTTCTTTATCATAGGGTTATCTCCTTATGCTACGTTAATTAACTGTGCTTCTTTGTAGGGTACATGATAGAACTGTTCCCCGTTGTAGATGTTTCTTCCCTTTGCTTCCTTGAGTTTATCGTCTGTAAGTTGTGTACTATCAATACACCATGCCTTAGATAAGTCACCACTAAAAATGTAGAACTTTAGATTGCCACTGTGCTTAGACAACAAACGTTTCTTGCGTTCTGGTATACGTATTTCTTCCCAATGAGTAGGCCAATCGCCTCTCCATGCAGTCTTTACTTCTGCCTCATTGTGATATTGTACACCGTCTTTACTTGTTACTACGTCTGCATTGTAGGACTCCGTTGTATCTACAATGTCATGTCCCTCACCCTTGAGGTGAGAGATCAATGTCTGTTTAGCTACGCCATCATACTTACCATATAGGCCACGTGAAAAAGGTTTTCTGTATGCAGTCATGTGTACTACTCCGATTCTGGTTTTGTTTCTTCTGGTTTGTTTGTTAGTTCATCCTTCAGTTTTCCTACTAGAATATTTGCAGTAGTTCTTACACTCTGCAACTGATAGTTCAATTGCGTTTGAACATTGTTATTGTAATTAATCTCTGACAACAGATTATTCTGTAGGTCATTAAAGTTTTCTGATTCGTATTCAACTTCGTCTAATGTTATCTTAGTCATGCTATAGTTCTCCTTTTCTACACTATCTATGAGATGTCTACTATCTCACATGAGTCACCACTGCAAGCTAGTGTCTGCATTGCATTGGTGTTATCGTCTTTCTCGTACTCAGACAGCCCAGCCCAATCAATCTTCTTAGGCATAGACTTTAATACCACATTATATATGTCCTTGTCTACCTCTTGATAAGGTGCTTGCTGATAACTATGATCAGAGTGTGGTAAAAATGACACACCTGACATCTCATCAAAGTGTTCATATACAAACGCACCCACTGCCATCCATTCACTGTCCCGTACTGTGCATGTAATACTAGGTTTGTGTTCACACCAATGTCTCTGGTACATAAGCCATGTCTCTAGCTGTTGAATAGCAGTCATGTCATTACGTGTGATAGAGTTTTTAGGTGCAACAATAGGAAAGCTAAACACTGTGGTAGTGTCAGGCTTCATTGCACATGGCTCTGATGGTACACCTTGATCCTTCATAAACTGTGTAAGTCCATCTTTATTGTCACCACGTACAGTCCTGATGTAATGTTTACTGTGTCTTGCATGTATGCCCGATGCACTGTCTACTAATTGTGATACGGTTCCTGACGGTTTAACACAGGAGATAGCAGTAGAGACAGGTATGCCAAGTAGTTCTGCCCACTCTTGGTTTGTACTAACTGCAACTTGTTTAAGATGCTCAAGTGTCTTGTCGAGTCCTTTGTTCTTTAATGTCATCAATGGATTATCCATCAACCCTGTGAGTGACACACCCAACAGACGTTCTTCATCTGTATTCTTCTGCCATATCTTACGTAGGTAAGGGAACTTGGTTAGGCTAGACTGTATTGTACCAAGGATAGTAGCCATGCGTACCTTATCTGACAATGAGTCAAGGTCATCTGTTGCTCGTACTACTACTTCTGTTAGGTTACAAAATTGATATGGCCTAAGTATTATCTCACTGCATGGGTTAGTACCAAACTCATAGTCTGCATCACGCCTACCATTCTTTGCTGCCTGTTTCTTAGATGCTACACGATTAAAGATGCCACGTTCACCTGACTTGCTTTCTACAAGAGAGATCCACTCACGCATGAATGTCTCCATGTCAGGTTTCTCTGTATAACATACTGAGTTGTTAGCCAATGCCCTATGTGCTGCAGTCTCCCACCACTGTCCTGACTTAGCGTGACGCATACGATCATCACTCAAGTTAGACAGAGAGATCATGGCACTACGTCTTACGCCACCTACAACTACAATCTGACCAATGAAGCACATAAGATCGTGACACTCCATACTAGATAGCTTACGTCCTTGTGCAGCTTTGAATGTAGATACTGCAAAGTTAAACAACTCTACCAATGGAGCAGGTCCACTAGCCCTACCACCAAATGTCTTGAGCCTTGCACCTGCAGGACGTACTTGACTTATATCCCACTTAGGTATCTCACCTGCCCATAGTAGTGCAAGTACTTGACGTAATGCTTTAGCCCAACCTTCCTTACTGTCCTTAACTACAACGGTAGTCTCACTGTCGTACAACTCAGGTACTTCTGGTAGCTTCTGTATTGACTGACGCTCTACACTAAAACCTACCCCTGTGCCACACAGTAAGATGTACATAGCTTCATCAAAAGATTTAGGATCATCTACTGGTAGGTAGCTACAGTTAAATCCTGCAGTGTTATCTCTGTCTAGTGCAGGTCCAGCAGACATCATTGCCCTCATAGATGGCATAACATCTAACGATAGTATGGCCTCTTCAATGTCATTGAATTGTTTGTATGGTATCTGTGTAGATTTACGAACTACATTATTCATGTAACGTGTCACTGTCTCAGGCCATGTCTCTCTGCGTCCTTCATCGTCAAGCCAACGGGCATATCGTGACGTATGTATAAATGCTTGGTAATCTGTTGGTAAGTAATTGTTCATATCTATCTACTCCGCTATTGTTCTAATTGATTTAATTGTCATACCATCTACATCGTAGATAAATTCTTGTAACGCCTCTCTTACCTCATCATTTAGGAAGTTGTCAACAGGCATCTGATATTCTTCCTCATCTATGTCAAGAACTAGAAAGACTTTAACTATCATCTTGATCTTCAATGAGTACGTTAAGATACCACTGAGCCTTTCTCAGATCCTCTACACCATTCTTATACTTAAAACGCCATAGATACTTCATTACATTTCCTTGTAAGTAGAAAGAGAAACCTTCTTCACCTGTGGCTGCACGTATTGCATCAATACATTCTACACCTGCAAAGTTATAATGGGCAGGAGAGTTTACCATGTCCTCTTCTTCTTCTAATGCACTGTCTAATATACTTGCTGCCTCTGCAAACTTAGTTACATTCATTGCCTATTCTCCTTCAATTAAAGTTAACACTAATAACATTTTCTTTTACTTCTTTTACCTTTGATGTAGGTTTCTTAGTTTCTTCTTCTTCTGCTTCGACACGTTCAGCTATACTAATTAATGTCTCACGTACACTCTTATCTTCTTCTATTGCTGGCACTGCAGCGCATACCATCTTTGTAATCTGCATAAGATTGTAATGATCGTCATCTGACATTTCATTCTCATCTGTAGTTACAGTACCTACAAGTAGTTCTCCTGTCCATGCACCATTCTTATCTAAGAAAGGAGTTAGTCGTACAACGTAATCATTTGGATCAAACTCAATAAATATTCTATCATCTACTATCATAGGCTATCTCCTTTTTACTTTCTTGTATGGACAGTGTATCATCTTAGGATGCATGTCCTTTCCTTTTTCTTTTAACCATTCTTCAGGAATGATCCTGTCACAGAAAGGTATATCATGTTTCGTACACCATTGTCCATAGGTAGTTTTAGCACCCTTACTTAATTTTCTTCTACTGCTAGTAAATACAAAGCGTATGTCTAGCTTGGGATGCTGTACCTTAACAGCCAGATGTTTACGTCTATCGTCTGCAGTAAACAATCCTTTTGTTTCAATTATTATACCATTACCTAATACAAAGTCAGGAGTATAGGTGCGGTACATAAGATCTTCCCATTCAATTTTGACTTCCTCATACTTGAACTTCATCTTGTGTTCAACGAGATAGTCTTTGGTTCTAATCTCTAGTCCACTCCTATACCCATGTTTCATGGCGGCAGAAAACTGCTTGCCATTCATGTTATGCTACGTCCTCTATTTTTAAAGTGGAGTGTTCACCCCAACCAGTATCAAATACACCTTTAGCATTTGCTTCCGCTATAGATTCAAGTGTTTCTTTTACTGTTTTTATTGATGCCTTTAGTAACTCAGGACTTACCTTGTGCAAGTGTGCAATGTAAGGTGTAGACTTTTCTACTGCAATAAAGCTAAAGTTCTTAGCCTTTAACCCTGCCATATTACAAGTGTGTACATAGAACGCAGCCTGTATGTGGTATGCATATTTTTTTACCTGTGCCGCAAAGCCTGTAGGCGATGCATCTACTGTAGTCTTGATGTCAAATATCTCACCTGTCTCTGGAATGTACAGGTCAGGTCTGGTCTTTAAATTTAAACCAGTATCTTTATCCACTACAAAGATGCTACTCTCTGTAACTCTACGCTTATCTTTTAGTATCTTACTACACGTAGTATTGTCTAGTGCAGACTGACACATCTTGTTATGAACATAGTATTCTACTTCTGTCAGAACAACTTCATCATCCTTTCTATTCTTATACAAGTCCTTAAACATCTTAGATGTCCTTGTCTTTGGACCTTTTATAACTAAGTCACGATCTGGTTCTAACAACGTAGCATGTACGGCAGAGCCAAGCGCAAATGCTGGGCTATCGCCTAATGGTTTCTGTGCCATGTAGTGCGCAAGCGATTGCTTGCACACCGTTTTAATGGCAGACGAGGAGTACCCTACACGTTTGTGATACTCCTCATTTGACATGTCATAGACAATGCCTGACAATGGCATATCCATTACACAAAGTCTTCTTCGTTAATGTCCACAAACTCTTCTACTGTGTTTGTGTCTACGTCCTCATTCTTATGCATGTTGTCATTCCATGCGTTAAGGATGTATGTATTGTAGTTCTCAATCCATGCCATGAAGTTAGCAAATACTTCTTGAGAACTATTGTCCATGTCAATTGTAGTACCTAAGTCAAGTTCTATCTCTGGTACATAGAAGCTGCTACCGTTTGGTAGTGGTACTTCTTTTGTCTTACATGACATGTTATGTTGAGGTGGAAGTCGTTGCATCTTAGACAACTTGTTGAACTGATCACCCATAGTCTTAAAGGCATCACGGTTATCAATCTCCCAGATAAACGGTGTAGCCTCTACGTCTACTGCATTACCATTCTCATCCGTTGCATTAACCAACTCAACGACACCAAACAATGCACGAACACGTTTGATAGACTTGATTAATTCCTTCATGGTATCAGGCAATGCCGCCCAATCCTTGATGAACCCTGCAGGTTTACCACAGTTGAAGCCACCTTCGTTGTCCTTCATGTCACTGTTAAGATCATTAGCCATAACAGTCTTGAGAAAACGATTCGGTGTATGGTCATTACCCTTGATAAACTTCTTGTACATAAACCGCTGAAGGAATGGCCTTATGATTGCACCCTCTGCATAGTATGTAGGATTGTCTGGTATCTCTAGTTTGTATGTACCCCCTGAGATAACCTCTACGTTCTTCATCTTACCCTTGACTTCTTGCTGGCCCATGAGTGGTGTGTGATGAATACGTAAACGTGCAAGTGTACTTGCCTTGCTTGTACTCTGTGGTGCTTCTGCGTTCATGCCCATTGCTTGAGCCATAGCTGCGAAGTTGTTTGTGTCTATTGTTGTAACTTGATTCATATGTAAAGTCTCCTTGTTTTTGATCAGGTGAGTGATAGTTATATCACGCTACGTCTTTTGTGTCAAGCCAGTTTGGACCTATTTTTGCCTCTAATAGTAGAGGGATGTTAAAATCTATGTCCCACTTGCGATTGACGATTGCTATTAGTTTGTCATTTGCTGCTTCTATTACTCGTAATACTTTCCTTTCCTCTTCTGGGTGTACGTCAATTACTATTGAGTCATGCACCGTGTTGACTACGCAACTGCGTAACTTGTTTGCTGTTAGTAGCTTATCTATGTATATCAGAGATATGGGTACAATGTCAGCAGTTGCAAACGATTGAACAGGATAATTTTTAATCTGTGTGAAATATGTCACACCCCCGAACCTTCGCCTTGCTACATCAGGGAACGCAAACTCACGCCCCGATGGTGTAGTTATCTTACCAGTGTTCAATGCTTCACTGGCTAATGCCTTGTGCCAGTTAGCTACACCAGAATACTTTGTCGTAAACTGTTGGTAGTATGCCGCTTCTGCAGGACTACGACCAAACCCTGACGCTCCATACAAAGGAGCAAAGGTATGTGCCTTGGCATCTTGTCGTGACATAGGCTGACCTGCATCAGATATAACCTTTGCAGTATAACTATGCACATCAAATCCTGTGGTTACTTCATCAATGGCAGTCATGTCCTGTGACAGAAAGGCAGCGACACGAAATTCAAGCTGTGCAAAGTCAGCTTCCATAATTTTACCACCCTTCCATCGTGATACGAACACCTTTTTGACAGGAAACGTACCGCCACGTGGCATGTTCTGCATATTGGGGTCTGCCCCTGACAAACGGCCTGTTCCAGTACGATGTTGAAGTAATCTTACGTGCAGCATACCGTCAGGTTTTACATGCGTTGCTATGCCCTCTACGAAGCTGCTGAGATATGTCTCAACTGCAGACAATCTACGTACATTTTGTAGAAATACAACTGCATCTCTCATGCCCTTGGAACGTGCTACACCTTCAAGGAATACAAGGTTGTCTTTACCCGTACCAAAACCATTGGCACTAATCCACTTGGAATTAGGTGGTGTAAACTTTAGCCCCGCAAGGCTAGTAGATATATTCCTATAAGTAAAACCTGTAGAATTACATGTGCTGCATCTATTTGATCTGGCATATCGTGTCCCATCCTTCTTTTGTTTCCATATCTGTCCAGTACCATTACACTCACGGCATTGATACGCTTTTTGTTTGTACAACTTCTCGCTGTATCTACTTACGTTACGTCTGTACTCTGCATCAGGCATACGTTCATCAAACATATCTGCCCATATCTTTTTGTCATGTGGCTTACGGCTGTAGATAACCCATGACAATTGCTCTGGACTGTTGAGGTTGATAGGTCTGTCACCCATAAGATCACTGGCCTGTTCTTCAAGTGCCATCGTCAAGGCATTACGTTCATGTTCAAACTCAGTACGCACTTGAGACAGTGCATCTACGTCAACCTTAAACCCACGTTGATATATACGTGCAAGGTGTACGGCTAACTGGTTGGTCAACTGTACCGTTGGTACTAGTGAACTGCATCCCTCGTATGATGTCTGCAAAACATTATACAATTGCTGAGTAGCATGTAGATCGTGCGATAGATACTCTGATAGTTCAGCATGAGGTATATCACGTGTGGAATATCCATCTTTAAAGTACTCCTTTAATGTGTCTTGTTTCTTTGTGTCTAACTCGTACCGTTCAGCACATGCCTCAAGGGATAGTGGCTGCTTCTGTCCACGCTGCAGTACGTACTCACCCAACAGGGTATCAAATACCTCACCGTCATACTCAAAGCCTGACTCCCATAGCCAGAGCAAGTCATGCGGTGCGTTGTGTGCAATAAGTAGAGGGGCAGCATCCAATGCGTCTTGCACTATTTGCCGACCCTCTGTGGTAGGTTGTTGCTCTGCGTGATCGAAAGTTATAATGTTTTCGTTCCCAAGATCATCTAGCATCCCTACCATAACCAATGTATTCTCTGGCTCAAACGGATCAAGATGTAACTTGCCATTGCGTTTGACCACTGTGTTCTCTACGTCTAGGGTTAGGTGTTTCATGTCGGTATTATCCCCTTTACTTAGGACCATCTGTCCCAATCATCTAGTATTGTGAAGTCGTTATCGTATATCTTAACACGATTGTCAACCCCTTCATTGTGTACTTCAAGACTTTCTGTGTTTAAGTTATCTCTAAATAGTTCCATTGCAATGATTGCTTCATCAATTGTCAGATTGTTATCTATCATTGCCCTGTGTAGTCGTATCTCTGCGCTTGATGTAGCGTGTGTCATAGGTATCCCCTTCTCTGTACAGAACGTTTACGTTCATCATCTGTCATTGGTTTAATGTATGGTACTACTACACCAGTGTTCCACTTGTCTGCACGTTTCTGTGCTTCTTTTTTATTGGTAAAATATATAGCAGGATCAGATGGTGTAAAGCAGTCCTTACCTGTATCATATATAAACTCACCTTCTTCTATCTCAAACATCACTGCGTACATATTATTTCTCCTCTTCTTTTGGATAGTATACTAACACAAAACTATTACATGTAGGACAGGAAAGATTTGTTACCATAGAGTAGTCATCGGACTCTTCAATGTCGTGGGATTTTTTAATGTCATCATCCCCACCCCATATTAATTCTGATTTACAATGCCAACAATTCATCCTACTTCTCCAATCTTAATGCCAACCATGACACAGGAAACAATCCTTTCATGCTATTGCATATTCTATTTGCTACTAGTCTCGTCTCGTATTGTGTATCTCCTGCACATCTAAGGTTGCACATATCTGCAAAGGCGTCAAGGCTACCTGACCAGTACCATTCAGTCATGGTGCTTTGTGGCAACACCATACGTGCTTGCTCTGGTGCTACTCCATTATGCACAAGAGTTTTATATGTCTCAAGTAACCATTCAGATATTTCTATAACATGACCATCCATGTTTCCAGAACCAAGTATGGCAGTATTGTACGGTGAGTCTTCTATAGTAGACAAGTCTATAACACCTTCGCTACCCTGCTTCTTGTCAATACTACGGCCTCTCCATTTATCAGGGTAGTAGTAAGTTGGTTTATCGTCTACATACCTACGGCTTATCTCATTCCAACGTAGGAACTTATGCTTCACTAACTGTCGAGCTACAAAAATGGGAGCCTTGACATGAAAGGATGCAAAGCAATGACCAAAGGGTGAGGTGTGTTTGTGTTCTGCTAAGTAGTGGATTAACTTACTATCATTATCCTTCAAGATATACTGATCTGTTTCACTATCATGGTCATGCCATGTAGATACTTTACCAAAGGATACACGTGCCGCATTAACTACAGACAGGTCACTGCCCATGTGATCTATGTATGTTACTTTAATCATCTGTAATCTCCTTTAGTATTTCTATTGCCTGTTGTTGTGTCAATTTAAACCACTCACCATTGTCATGCTTGTTCCAAGGGTGTGCAGTTCTAGTTGCCGCAAGTAGGTGTGCCTTACGCTCTGCTTCGTTACGATCCTCAAAGTGTATAGAGTACACCAACTTGTAGTCTCGCATAGGTGAACTTGTCTGGTATCCACTTAGCCTGTCCTCTGCGTCAAGTGCCTTACCTATCTTGACCCACTCAGGCCATGCGCTATTTACAATGGCGTACACATATCCCTCTTTTATTTGGTTGTAGTTGTTTAACGAACCAAAGGCTAGATCACCAAACGATTTGTACTTTCCCGGTTTATGTAATGGGTGTGTTTGAGGTATGTACTTACCATTTACCCACATACGATTCTTGTTACTATCTTCATTGTACTTATCGTGACAATCTTTACATTGTCTCCTATCGTACTTCTTCCAACCTTCTTGCCAATTAGCATCGGTAAGTTCTGCATGGCAGGTATTACAACATGCATTAGCACGATAAAATTCGTCTATGTTTTCTTGTGTTATCATGCTACGTACCTCGCTATCTTATACTCAAGATCTGTAAGAACAATACCATGCCAACCCGACAGTTTGTTTTTAACAATGTTAATGTGTCGTTGTGTATCTTCTGACTCATGGTCAGTAGTTTCTACTGGTG